GGCCCGGTCAAGCCGTGGCGCATTGACGAGCGCGGCCTGCGCAAGGGATGCCCTTGGCGTCGCCGTCCTTGCGATGGTCGGCGCCCTGTAGGTCGCCGCGATCCCGCTTCCGGCCCTGACGGGGCTCGCGGCGCCCGCGAGGTTCGGGCCGGCCTCTCCGGCATTCTGGGCCATCTCGATCGCGCTGTTGGCGGCGCCCTTCCACCCGCCGAGATTCCCGGCCTGGCTCCATGCCTTTTTCATCAGGGGAGAGGCGGGGGCGACGAGGTCCTGCGGGTTGGTTTCGTCGAAGGACGTGCCGATCAGGTTGAAATAGTCCTGAAGGCCCGAAGATATGAAACCGGGAGTGATCGGCAGGGTCGTGCCGCTCTGATTGGACGTTTGATCCGTCTTGGTCTTCGTTTTCGACGAGCTGAGCCCCATCTACAGTTCCTTCGCGATTGCCGTCTGGAACGGCTCGTATCCATGCTTCTTGAGTTCACGCGCCCAGCCCGGACGGCTTTCGATCACGGCAAGCGCGCATCCGATCGACCGCCCCCATTCCTCGGCTCGAGGGATCAGGATATCGACGATCTCGTTCAGATCCCCGGCGGCAACCAGCCCGTGAATGACCTTCGCTCCGGTCGGATATTCCTTGATCTCAGTTACGGTGGCGGCGTTGTCGGAGAACCATATCTGCGCCCTGCCGGAGAACAGAAGCTGGTCCAGATATTCGATGCTGTAGAGCCTCTGGTCCATGGCTTCCGCGAACAGGGGGCGGAAGCGGAGATAGTCGGTCACCTCTCCCCCATGGGAACGACGTCGAACATCGGCTTGCCCATGCGGAAATAGAGGGACGTTGCCGAGCCGCCGAACTTCGCGGAGACGATCTTGCCGGAAGCTCGGAAGTCCTTTTTCGTGGTGGCGGTCGTTAGCGTGTGCGGCCCCTTGGTCGTGGCCGGCGATTGCGGCCGATCACGGACGAAGAGGGTGAGCAGGATGTCGCCGGCCTGATCCTCGAAATCCGGTAGGACGCTTCTGATCATCATCCGGCGCTGACTGTTGTCGAGATACTGGTCTGCCGACTGGATGTAGGGGGCCATCAGAAGGCCGGTCGCGTTCGTGCTGCCCCATTCGAGCGTTCCGGTTTCGTGCAGCAAAATTTCGGTGGTTCGCGCCCCAATTATGGTTGGGACATCGGCATAGCTGGTGGTCGTAGACGACAGGATCGGCGAGTTCGTCAGGGCGTCAAAGCCGCCAATGCCGCGATGCCATGATCCGTCAGTAAGACTCACGGCGATGTATCTGTTGTTTCTTCCCGAGGTAACAGGGAAGCTGGTACGACCGTCGGGATAATCGAACCTGATTTCGTTAAAGCGCGGGTTTACAGAGGCGACAATTCGCCCTCTCGCCGTAAGCGAGGTGTTGTTGATGAAGTCCTTACTGATCGGACACGGCATCTGCTTTGGCACATCACCTGGCGTCCAGGTTCGTGGGCAGAGATCAATCCCCATCCAATAGGCGGTCTGATTGTGAACAACGACCGCCTGCGGCCCGGCCAACCCGCAATTTTCGCCCACCTTGTCAAAGCGGTAGGCCTGTCCCGGATCACCGATGAACTGGCCAATGAACAGGTCGGAGGTGGTCCAAACTGCGACATACTGTCCGATCAGCCGAGCGGCGACGATCGAGCCGCTGCTCTCAAGGATATGCTCGAATGCGTTGTTGTCCGCGGCGGTCGTCCAGTCCGTATAGTCTTCGATGTCCGAGCCACGGATGCAGAGGCCGTTGAACGTCCCAGATGACTCTTCATTGCAGCCGCAGGCGAGCACTTGGCGCTCGGGGGTGGTGAGCATCCATGTAATCTGATTCGGCGCCTGCGTGACCTCAGTTGCGGTGCTCGTCCCGGATTGCTCGTAGAGGGTTCCGCCGGAAGGGCAGGCCAGCAGCGTATCGCCCCACGGCACCAAGGCCCAATCGTTCGTGTTGCCAAGCCCGGAAGGCGTCTCGTCGTCGGGAGCGTCAAGGCTGCCCACATAGAGCTTCGGCGAGCCGCCGCGCGTGGCGTATGCCGCCTTAATCGCACCCGAGCGGATGAAAATAAGTATCGCCGTAATGGGGAGTGACCCGGCTAAAGTGCCAAGCGATTCAGTCCCGCCGATGACCTGAGGTCTGCCGTTCCAGAAGCGGACGTTGTTCCCGTCAGCCCACCGGCCCGCTGCGGAGAAGGTCGTATCGTCGCTATTGAGCCCCGGCGGCGGGGAGAGTGGAATCAGCATTGGCGCCCTCCCCTTCAAGAGTTAAAACGGTCTCAGCGATGTGTCCGACGATCAGGTCGCCATCGACGTAGATGGGCATACCGGCATGACGCAGACGATTGCAAAAGTTGGCATCCTCGCCACAAATGCATCTGCCGTCGTCGTCTAGGCGGATTTGGAACCAGGGCTTCGGGATGGCATTGAACACTTGTGATTTGACAAGAGCGAAGCCGAGGCCTACTGTCGCGACTTCCTGTAGGCCGCGTCCGGCCCATGTTTCATCCTGAGCCGAGTATGCGACTGGCTTCAACACCCCGTGGCGTTCAGGATAGTTGGCCGCGACGAATGGAAGATTATGCTTGGCGAGCCTTAGCAAGGCGTCCGGCGGAAATGTATGGTCCCAGTCAATTAGCAGGTGGTAATCCGCACCCCACTTTAGGGCCTTCAAGGCAAGCTGCGTGCGCTTGAACTCAAGCGGTCCACCGCCTTCGTAAAAGAACGCGAATTTTGGCTGAACAATAGCCCCGTTGTAATTTATCCGCGTTCCTAGGGTATGCGCCACAAGCTCATTCAGGGCTTGAGCGCACTTCGCCCGGATCATTCCAGTGTGGGGTATGCAGACGGCGACTTTCACCCCCGCACGTTAGCATCTGGACCCTCTCCAGGCTAGACCGAGTAGCACCCCGACACATTGATCTGGGAGGTATTGTTGAAATCCGCGTCGGTGAGGTTGACGAACGTGCTCCCGGTGAAGTCGCAGAGCTGGATCGATGTAGCCGAAGCGACCACGAACCCGCACGGAACCGCCACCGTCACCATGTTCGATGCGAACACCGCCGGGATCGCATTCGGGACGGCGGCGGAAGTGAACGGAAGGCCGGTGATCCGCGCCGCCCCTGTCGAACTCCCTTTCGCGCTCAGGAGGATGACGAGATCGAAGAAGATCAGCCGGCCCACCCGCGTATAGCGCCCGGATTGGGTGGTGAACGTCATCCCGGACGCGGCTCCGCCGAACTGCAGGCCGGGAGTGAACGTGCCGGTCGCGTAGGTCTCCGTCGCTACTGCTCCGAGCCCGAGGTTGGCTCGCGCTCCCGCCGCGTCACTCGCGCCAGTCCCGCCCCGGCTCACGGCAAGCTGTCCGGTCCATCCGAGAGTAAGCGACATCGCAGCCAGCAAGGCCGATCCGGGTGAGCCTCCAAGGGTGAGGGTGACGTTGGTGTCGTCGCTTTTGGTGAGCGCCGCGCTTGTGACTTTCAGCGTTCCAGCAGCGAAGCTGAGGTTCCCGCCGATCGTCACGGCCGACCATGCGTCCGCGGCCGAGCGGTAATAGATGGTGTTGGTCCCGGACAGCCCCTCCAGCGCCGCCAGATCGTTGCTGAGGGCCAATGTCGGGTTTCCGGCTACTCCGTCCCCATTCGTCACCGAAAGGCCGCTGGCGGGGCCTGAAATCATCCGCGTTGCCGCCGCGCCCGATCCGGTCCTTACGACAAATCCCGTGGTTGTGAGCGCCCCATAGGCCGCAACGTCCACGTCATAGGGCTGGAGCGTCACCCATGCCGAGCCGTTGGACACCGAGATTCGGCCGACCGTGTCATCCCAGACCAGCCCGCCCTTATTCTCATCGGAGGCCGTTGGGAGCGAAGCTGTTGCTACCCTCCACAATCTCAGCGGGAACGACTTAACCTGCCTCAACAGTCGGTCTATCGCACTGGATATGTCCGGCGGAAGGCCGGGCGCGCTGAGCCGCATCAGCCGGTCACGATGTTGAAGCCACCGGGAACGGGAATGTCGCCGACGAGCTGGGTGCGGCCGCGGCGCCGGCTCTCTCGCCTGAGCTTCGACAATTCCTCTTCCTCAGCCATTCGGGCAAGGTTGTAGCCTTCCACGTCCCGGAGGACGTCGCGGAACAGGATTTTTCGAACTGTCGCGGCGATGAGGTCGTAAGCTTCCGTCGTCCACTCGTTCGACGATGCGGGAACCCCGAGGTCGGCGATGCCCGTCACCTTGAGCGCGTAAACGGCATCGGGAATGGGCGAGAGCTGGATCAAGCCCTCGTTCTCGGCCCATTTTCCTGGCGGACCTGTCGTCGTCAGGTGCTCGATCTCCTCGAGCGCCACCTTCTGAAGCGGAGATTGGTTGTGGGAGACGACATTGGCGATCCGCAACCCCGTGGGAAGGGCGACGGTTGCGGTGGAGGCGACTGTGCTGGCCGAGCCGGACTTGCGGTTGAACCAGAACTGCTCGTCCGCGTGGAACTCGATCGCGCGAGCGATCGCGTTGGAGAGGACTGTTTCAAGCTCTCCGCCCGTGCCCATATCGTCGCGGTTGGTTTCCGCGATGATCCGGGCCTTTAGCTCGGCCAGCGTTGCCATCGTCTAGCCCTTTCTGGACTTGCCGCTGCCCGGCTTAGGCGGCTCCTTCGAAGCGGCCTCCCTGGCGGCGGCGGCGACATCGGATGGCTCAACGGCCTCCTGCAGCTTCTCCTGCGGGAGCCGGCCGTCGGCGACCAGCGAGGAGACGGGCGGATCATCACCCAGCTCCCTCGTCACCGCATCGGCCTGGGCGGTGATCTCGCCGGCCCGCTGGTTGGCGGCCGCCTGTGCCTCGGCCTTTGCCCGTTCGGACTCGACCCGGGCGGCGGTTCTCAGGGCGTCCGACACCCTGAAGTTGTGAACCTCGAGGTGGGGTTGCTTGTCGCCCTGGTCGACCACCGCCTCCGGCTCGGCGGCCGTGAGTGGACGCTCACCGATCCGCTCGATATGATCCAGCGGATTGTAGGCAAGCGCGACCGGCCTTTCGTCCGGCGTCGGCGGAGCGCCGATGCGGGCCGTCACTTCGGTGAAGATCTGGTCCGCGATAACGGCGATGGTGGGCGGAAGTGCCTGACGGTCCATCCGGCCGGGGGGAATGTCGAGCTGGCGACGGGCTTCCTCCGTCCCTCCCTCAACGTTCGTCGGCGGGGTGTCCTTCCAACTCTTCGGGGCGTCGTCGGGGCTTGCGAAAATCTGCGCTTCGCCCTTTGGGCCATACATCCAACAAGGCATGTTGGTATCCTTTCAGTTCCGAGGTTGCTAGTTGTTGGCGAGGCGGGTTGCCCACTGGGCGCGCAGCGTCTTGTAGCCATAGAGGACATCGATACGGGTCGGGAACTTGTCGTTGTTGATGTCGTACTGACGCACAATGCGCATGCTGATCCCGTCGAAGGTTTCGCGGCGGGCGAAATCGACGCCGTCCGGGAGAACCAGGTCCGCCGTCGCGAAGGTGAACGCGTCCCGGTGGTACATCAGCGACTGACCGTAGGGCGTCGAAACCGTACCCACGACCGTGATTGCCGCATTGTCCGCCGGAAGGGCCGAGACGTTCTGCCGCGCACCCGTGGAGACGATCGCCGGGCTGATGCTCAGAGTCACGCCGCCGCCGGCCGAAGCCGCCGTAACGACGAACTGCTGGGCAAGGCCCGTCGACACCTTCGTCTCGGGATGGACCGAATTGACGCCGGCGATGGTGAACACGTCGCCGACGACAAATGCGCCGGTTCCGGTATCCACGGCCAAGGTAGTTGCACCGGAAGCCACCGCCGCGTCATTGACCTGATAGCCGGTCGCCACCGCAGTCGATCGGGCGTGGGTGGAGAGGTGGGTCGACTCCATGAAGTCGAAGCCCGCCGTCGTCCCCATGACACCTTCCCGATACTGCTTGCCGAGTTCGCGCTGGTCGTTGAACAGGCCCTTGAGCGCGTCCACCAAGTCGATATTGTCCTGGGTGTTCAGGAGCGCGGTCAGGTTGCTGTCCTCTGGGACAAGGCTATCAACCAGCTTCTTCCGGCCCGCCAGCACCTTGGCGAACGTCGCCGCGGCGCCGATGTTGTTGACCTGCTGGTAGACGTCCTTGCGCATGTTGAGCGCGTCGGCTTCCATCGCCGCCGCCAGTACAGCCATTGCCGGCTGAAGGATGCGTTCGGAGAACCGATCCAGCGACAAAGTCAGTTCCTCCGAGGTGAAGTTCACGTCGACGCCCTTCTGGGTCGCGATCTGGAGCGTGGTGGAGGTTTCGGACGTGTCCTGCGCCGAAAGTGTCGCGCCGTCGCGAACCGTATATTGGTTCGGGAGACGGATTTTCAGCGAGTCGCCGATCTTCGCGCCGGATTTAGCGAACGAGTCGTCATACTGGCGGTTGATCGAGCCGATGAAGCGGAGCTTCTGGTGGAGAACGCGCAAGGCTTCGCGCGTCACCGCCGTTGGGGTGAGAATGCTGTTAGCCATGGTAAAAGTTCCATCTGTGGGAAGGGCGGCGCCTCACGGCGCGGCTGGGTTGAGGTTCAGGCCCGTTTCCGAACCTGGGCGTCGCGACGTCGAATCCACTCCTCCGCCCCAAGGCGGTCATCCAGTCCTGCAACGGGGGCCGCCTTGGCCCTTACCGTCGCCGCCGGCTGCACCTGCTGGGCGGTTTTGTGGCGCTCCGCCGCTTGTGCTTTCTGGCGAGCCTGATGTCCCTCATAGGCGTCTCTTAGAATCTTCGCCGCAGCGGGGGTTGCCTCCAGGTCGCTCAAATCTTCGCGACTGAGGCCCATTCCGAGGGCGTAATCCGTGAGCCTGGCCTTGAGTTCGTCATTCCAGCCGATCTCCCGCTCCAACTGCTGCCGGCCCTGCTCGATGCGCTGGGCAGATTCCTGCTGCGCCCTCGAAACCCGCTGCCGCTGGTAATGGGAGAGTTGATTCATCGCCTCCTGATGGGCGTCCTTGACCTGCTGGAACTGCATGAACGCCTTCTGAGCCTCGAAAGGATCATTGTCGTTCCACGCAGCCCAGTCTATTTTCTGGTACTGGGCGATCTGCTGCCCGAGAGCTGCAGCCTGGGCGAATGCGCCAAGCTCCTCCTGGGTCGCCTGCTGGATGTTCTGCCTGTCGGCTTCGAACGCCCGGCGCTGCTCGGCCAGTTCCTGAGTCTTGCGGGTGTAATCGGCCTGCCGAAGCAGGGCCTCCCGCACCTTCTGCGCCTGGTCCTTGGGAACCTTCAGCTTCAGGTCGGCGTCAAGCTCGACTTCCTCGTCCTCGGGCGGTTCCGCTTCGATCGGATTGCCGTCGTCATCGTAGAGGGTTTCCGTCTCGATCTGGCCTTCGTTTTCGACTTCCGGGTTTTCGGGGAGGGTGGTCGCAGCCGTGTCCTCGCCCTCGACCGGATTGGTCGCGGGTTCCTGTGCCATGATACTCCTTCTTCGGGAAAGTGGCGTCTCTCGACGCGGGTTATGCCGCTGTCCCGGCTGGACTTGGCGGCGGTTTCGTGATATCTAAGGGCATGGCTGAAAACGAAGAAATCGCCCGCCTGCGGGAGGCCCTCACCTTCTATGCTAACCCGCAAAACTGGCAGCTAGTTGCCTTCGTTGAGCCGCCCACATCAGCGATCAAAGCGGATGGCGGAAAGCGGGCTCGAGCCGCGCTAGAAATGACACCATCGCGTTAAGCCGCTCCGGGGAATCCGGTTGGCGACGGTCCTCCGTAATCAGGGGCCATGAACGTCTCGCGCTGGACGCGCAGGCGCTCCGTTTCAGCCTCATATTCCTTCACGCTGATTTCGCGGGCCTTCAGCTGGCGCTCCTCAGCCTTGCCCTGAGCCTCATTGTTGAGTCGCTCGATTTCCTGCATCGCGGCCTGTAGCTGCTGTTGCTGCTGCTGGAGGATTTGAGAGCCCTCCTGGATCATTTGCTGGCTTTGCTCGAGCTGCTGTTGAACGTCCGGCGGTATCTGGGCTTGCTCGCCCCTCGCTTCGGGTGGAAGCAGCAGCTTCAGCCGCTCGGCGATCTTGTCCGCCATCGGCCAGTCGAGCGCTTCGGCGTAAATGTCCCCGATCAACTGCCCGGCTTGCGGAACCCTCTGGATCAGGCTTTCCATCTGCGCCGCCGCTTCTTCACGGCGAGTCGTGAACGAGGGACCGGCAGCGACGGTGAGGTCGTACTTGCCGACAGTGAGGTCGTAGATGGCTGAAACCGAGCCGTCGGGCTGAGGGACTTCCCGCACCGGCTGTCCTGTCGGAGCGATCGGGACATTCTGGACGCTGTCGGGCTTCAGATCCTCCCCAAGAACCCGGATCATCCGCTCCGTCGTGTAGACCTTGGGGATGAGATCCAGAAGTATGCGGCCTCCGTGCCTGATCGCACGAGACAGATTGTCGATGAAGTGGAAAGTCGAGACATCCCCTTCGCGCTGGCGGGCCATGATAGCTCGACCGGAAGTCTCGTTCGAGCGGGCGCCGAGCGAAGCGTCGTAAATTCCTATGATCGACTTCATATCGTCCGCCGCGATCAGGGCCTCCTGGGCGGCGGCCTGATAGTGGGAAGGAAGCGGCTGGCGCTGCGGGGGGGTATCGCCGTCATATTCGAGATACGAATGCGACTCGTTGTTCGCCGTATCCCAGTTGGGATCGCTGGCAAAGGCTCCCTTCTTACCGATGTACGGAACCCGCGGCGCCAGGCCGAGAGCCTCGATCCCCACGTTCCGCATGTAGTTGAATGTGCGCTGGGCGCCCTTCGCGTCCCGGATCAGCGAGCGGAAATGCCGTGAGCCATCATCATCTATCACCTCATCGCCATAGACGGGGACGATGGGGATATAGCGGCCGGCCCACTCGACCGTCTTCAGCACCTCGGCGCCGGAAATGATGCGCTGAGTAACCTTCCAGCTTTCCACCTCGCGCGGCTGCCCAACGACATTTAGGCCGGCGAAATCCTCCGGCTTCTCCTTCATCTGCTCGACGGAGACGATCGAGCCGTCCGAAAGGGCTACTACCTCGCGCTTTACCTTCTCGCGCGTCCAATATTCGGCAACCGTAACGTCGTCGCCGTCGAGCCACTTCGGGCAGTCGGCGAAGTCGTGATCCCAGTCCGTCTTTTCAGCCTCAGGATATTCGCGTTCGAACTCATCCTTCGTGAGGGTCGTGATGATGAAGGCCACGTTCCAGTCAGAGCTGTCAGCCGCAGTCGAGCGCGGATCGCCGAACACCGTGAACGGGTTCGACACCCGCTCGATCACGATATCCTGGTCGAATGCGTCATCGCACGTATAGGCGGTGTTGATCCGCCAGAAGCCGAACCCCTGTCCTACCGCATGCTCGATCGCCGTGTCGTAAGCGACATCCGCATCCGACGTCGTTTCGATATTCCGGATGAGCCCGTTGATGATCTCCGCGACCCGCTTGTCAGCCCCGGAGTCCTGAGGATGGACGCGGATCGAAGGCTTGTTCTGGCGAGCGTCGTTGACGACCTGGCGGATGAACGCCGGCATCTTGTTGAAGCTCTCGGCCGGCCTTCCTTTTTTGCGCCGGGCCTCGGCCGAGTTACCATGCCACTGATGATCGCCGCCCAGCCGAGCGAATTTCAGATCCTTCTTCGCCTCGTCGTGGTTGTCGTTCCACGCCTCTCGGCACCGCTCATATTCCTTCCGGGCAGTGACGAGAATGTCATCATCCTGGCCCTCGGTCTCGACAGTGGCGGCGGCGGGTTGGGCCATCAAGCAAGCGCCTCGAACGCTTGTCGCGCCAGTCGCATGATCCGCTCCCGCTCCTCAAGATGACGCCCGTGGCGATCGGCGTGATTTGCCAGCAGCTCTATGCAGTGGCTCGCCACATCCGGCTCATAGCCGGGAATGACGTCGACGCCGAACTGGCGTCTATGGTCAGAGCTGAGCAGATCCACCCACACAGTGTCAGCCGTGCGAACCGCGCGCACCTCGCCTGTGTTGAAGACGGTCCCGGGAAGGTCGGCTAGCGGAGGCAAAGTGTTACCCATCCCACCCAGCTCCCATGCCCCCGAGAATGTCGTATTCCTTTTCCGCGCATCAACCGAACACCGTAAGCGCTTCACTCACGAGACCTTGAACGCGCTTTCCGTACTTCGAAACAAGGGCGTCAGCCATCGAGCGATAAGCGGCCGCGTCAGCGGTCGAAAGGCGCGTCTCCGCCCCAAACAGCGTTCTTGAGTCTTCGGAGATGAATGCCACCCCCCGCCGATCCCTCTTGGGCTCATCGAAGGCCAACCACCGCGCGCCTTCCCCGCGAACAACGATCCAGCCCGCCTCTCGGTAGCGCCGCTTGGTATCGCCGAAGTCGAAGGCTTCGATCATCCCATCCAACTCCCATGTACCTGCTGCCGCTTTTTCCGCGCTTCCTGTGGCGCCTCGTAGGCCACACACATCAGCCCGAAGGCGTCGGCGCCGTGCGACGCCCAGTCGTGTTCAGGACCAAGCCCGACGTTACGCTTGTCGTCGCGGCGCTCGTGATACCAACCAAGCGCGGCTCGTCCCGCCTCGGTCGTCTCTTCATCGAACCAGATGCTCGGAAACATCCGCCTTGCCGCTTCGATGCGCGCCGACGCAGCCCCCTTGCCCTGGTTCGGGACGACTGTGACGCTGTAGCCGGCTTCCTTCAGCGCGCTCTCGTATGAGACGGAGTAGACCTTGTCGTTGCTCGCGCCATCGTGGGGCAGCCAGAACTGCGCTCGATCGGGCCCATAGCCCTTTGAGCGAAGCCAATTGAGGTGGGCCGACAAAGGCTGCCCTACCGCTTCGTAATAGTCCCGCGTCCTGATCTCACGGCCGATGAACTGCGCCGGCCACATCGCGAAGGCATCCGCCCGGGCCCCCGTTCCGCCGATGTCGCAGAACAGGCGGATCGTCATCAGCGGGTCGAACTCGACGCGACCTATCCGCCTCTCCTTCGCCGCCAGCAACTCCTTCGCGAAATACGCACCCGCGGAAATCGTGACGTAATCACCCTCCCATATGTGCCCGTACTGATCCGGGTTCATGCGACGGCAGTCGATGCGCTCCTGTTCGAGCTCGGCCGGGAACCACGGGTTGTCCGACCAGTTCGCCCTTACCGAGACGGCTCCGGTAGGGCGTTCATCGCCCCTGAACATCAAGTCGACTGGATCCACCTTCAGCCGCGGGTTCCAGGAGAACCACATTTCCGACCCCGAAGCTCGAAGTGTTGGTCGAAGCAGCGTCAACGATCGTTCGGAAAGCGTTTGGGCCTCCTCCACCCACGCTCTCTTGAACCCTTCAAGCGACTTGATGCTGTCGGCCGTATGATCCTGCATTCCCTGGAAGATGAAAATGCCACCGCCGGGCGTTGCGATCTCGCTTCGATAGACCTTGAAGCCATCGGCCTCTCCCAAACGAAGAGACGCCAGCTTGCTCTCGATCAGGCGCTTGGCCGAGTCCTTCAGGTCCTTCTGAACCTCACGAATGCACACGGCGAGCAAGCCGGGCTCGTACAGAGCGTCGTCAATCAGCTTCTCTGCGAAGAAATGCGACTTGCCCGAGCCTCGCCCGCCATGTGCCCCCTTGTAGCGTGCCGGCGGCAGCAGCGGTTCGAATACCGCCGCCGTCTCAATCTCGAGGACGGACAATGGTGCGCCGTATCTCGGCTATGATCGGCTCGCCCTCCAGACCGCTCAGCTCCTTCGGCAAGATCGAGGCGATGACCTTCAGATAGTCGGCCGGCTTCTCGTCGCGGACCTTGATTATAGCGGCAGCGCCGCCCCTTTCGAAGTCGGCCAGCATCTCCTTCAGGAAAGCCTCGCCGAGCTTTGAGCGGGCACCCTTCGGGCGGCCGGCGGGGTTTCCGCTTTGCCCAGGTTGCCACTTGTGTGCCTCAAGCTGTTCCGGCGTTGTTTTTTCAGCCACGATCGACTCCCGTCAGGGTTGGTCGCTCACCTGCGCAGAGCGTCTATTTCAGCTTCGGTCTTGTCCTCGGCCCGGAGCAGATCGTCGCGGGCCTCCTTGGTTGCGCGGATCAGCTCGTCCAGCTTAGCCTGGATCGCCTTGCCATCCCGGTTCTGGCTGTTCTGGATGACGAACACCATCAGGAAGGTGAGGACCGTGGTGGCCGTGTTGATGATGAGCTGCCAGGTATCGGAATAGTCGAAGGCCGGACCGCTGAGCCCCCATGCGAGGACCAAGGCAAGCGAGACGATGAAGGCTAGCGGATGGCCGGTCCAGTGAGCAGACTTGGAAGCGATGCGGGAGAAGAGGCGATCAATCACCATTCGTCATCGTGGCCAACTAGGCCCTATCTGCGGTCAGGTCCTCGACGGCTGCCCTTGCGCACGCTCGCCAAGCGTCCTTCTTGTCGGCCGCCGCGCGCGACCAGGGAACCCATCGTTCACCGCAGTGAACCCCATAGGCATCACGCATCTTGCGGGCCACTCGGTCAACCCTGGCGTCGCTCATTCCGTCTAACTCCCAGCTTTTATGGCTTCGACATTATCCCGCCGCACGAACAGCGCTGACCGCTCTGCCAATGGGCTTCTGTGTGGTTCGTTCAGATGAACTGCGGCGGGTCCGGCTGGGCCGGAATCAAAAAGCCCGCTCGGCCATGGTGGCTTTGCGGGCGCAATCTCTTCAGATTGACAGGTTTATGCCATAGCAGGGGAATGGCGTCAAGAGGGTTTCTTTTAGATACTCAATTCGGCGTCGATCAAGCCCTCGCCGTGCGCTCGATCGATTCACTCACTGGTCCAACTCCGACTGCACTCTCCTGGCCACCTCGATAATATGCATCCTGGCCACGGCGAGAGTGTGACGTCGAGGCTTGATCTGGCACACCTTCTTGCCCTTCCTCTCATAGCATTCCTCGATTCCGCCCGCACGCTCTATCGCCCACTGGCTGAGCGACATATCGTCGACCACGACGGCACGGAGCATGCGCTTCAGCCCCATCGCAGCGGCCTCGCAGTCGCGCGTGACGGCGATGGCGTTGAGCGTGTTGACGGTGGGCCCGCAGCCGCTTCCATCCCCGCCAATGCGCTTTCCCAGGCTGTCCTTCACCGGAGAGCGGTCGGCGATGTCGGCATGGTGACGATAGTGCTTCAGGGCCTTGAACTGATCCTCCGCAAGGACGCCCTGGGCGAACAGCGTCTCCAGCATCCGCTTGCGCCGATAGCCCTTTCCGATCGTGATCGATCCACCCCCGGGCCGCTTGTCCGTGATGTCCTCGATCGCGAATGCCCCTCCGGCCATCTGCTCCGGCGTTGGCGCGACTATCTCGACCTTCGGCCTCCCTCTATCCTTACGCGCCACGTACCCGCTCCTGCCAAACTGAATTGCTACCCCCATCACTCGCCTCCCGCAGTGGGATGACCGTCCAAGGCGGCGGGGTCGACGCCCATATCGATATAGTCCTGGCGGGTGGGCATTCGGCGTGGGCCTGATGCTGCCTTGCGCTGAGATTCCGTCTCAGCCGTGTAGCGGCTGCCGTCGTTGCGGTAGCGGGTCGAGGCTCCGATGCGCGCCAGGATCGCGTTCAGCTCTTCGGTCTCGGCCGGCGTTAATGCCTCGCCGCAGGGGTCCATCACGTGCCGCTTCGGGGGATTGACCGCCATCTGCGGGATTGGTTGGCCGGAAGCGAGAAAGCGGGCCATAGCGTCGAGCCGAGCGGTTTCCTTGCGACGCTTCTCCATTATGGGATCGGCGATCTCGCGTATCTCGGCAACGGTGGGTGGGAACCGGCATTTACGTTGGTGGATATCCAGAGCCTCGAAAACGATGTCCTCGGGAAGATCGCCAAGCAGCCGGCTCAACTCGTGAAGCCATGCCGTGGCCTCGGCCGGGGCTCTGTTCGGTGCCATCGCCATTCCCGTCACCGTCAGCCTCTTCTTCAGTTTCTCTGGGTCGCATGGCTGGCACGAGGCTGCTGCAGCTTGAGCAAGAGCGGGAATATGGTCCACAAAGCCGCCGCGGCTGATGGCGGCAAGGGCGCGCGCCGAGCTCCACTCTCCGCCATAGCCGTCAGCCAGGACCGACCGCGCCCATTTTGGCATGATAGGCGGCTTCCCACCCTGAGGGGCGTTGCTGCCTGTCGTAGTGGGGTCCGTGGCCATTTTTCGGTGTTTCCTTGGGTGCGTGAACGGTGGTCCAGCCTCGCTCGATCGCGAGGTCGATCATCTCTCCGGGAGGGAACCCATGTTCGGCAAGCGAGGTGAGTTTTCCGCACAGCAGCGTGTAGCCGCGTTCGGTCATCGGCTGGCGCTTGGCGGTTCGAAGCTTGAGGAACCCCCGCCACTGTTCGCCAGAAACACCATTCGGAGGCTCGAAGCTCGCGCGCGCGGAAATATCTCTTCCCGCAGGGACGGGGATGGGGGTTAATTTTTGGGGGTCTGG